CAATGAAGTCACTTGGATACAGAAGTATCAGTGCTTTAGATACGGTATCAAATCTCTCACAAAATGCTAACTCAGAGTATGTCAGATTAGAAGCTAGTAAGGATATACTTGACCGAGCTGGTATACGGACTGAAGATAGTCAACAGACTCAACTAGGTAATGCAATCCAAGTGAATATAGACCTGAAGTAAGACGGCTCTGTTGGCTATATAGAATACAGCACGACACATACGAACCTGTATAGTATACCCCACCCTAAAAACTGACGACCACTATACTGCAACAGGACTAGCTTACGTATTTTTCCTTTACAAAAGTCCTTCAATGTTTTATGTATGATTTATAACAAGGAGTTAGTTATGAAAACTATGAAGAAGAAGAACAGAACTAACGGAGCATTGAAAGGTAAACAAAAGAACTTACCTACTGCGTTAAAGAACAAAATCATCAAAGCTAAAAAGAAGAAAGGTAAGTAATAATGAAAGATAAATATGATAAACCAGCAGTAAAAAGAAAGCCAAGAAAAGTTCCTGTTAATCCATATTCAACAAGACCTAATAAATATGAACACGACGAAAGTATAGGGTATAAACCTGATAGTGGTACTTTTCCAGGAGAAGAAGGATTCCCTGAAGATCAAGTAAAAAGAACTATAGACAAGTTAAGAAAACAAAGAGAAGTAGCTACTAATAAAGCAATCAATACAAATAGATTACCAACATTTACAAGGAAAGGATAAACTAATGCCAGGAACTATGAAATCTTACGGAACAAAGAAACCTAAAAAGAAAACAATGAAGAAGTCTGCCAACATAGTTGGTAAGAAAATCAAGAAGAATAAGAAACGTACTACTGGATCTATGTATGGCTAAGTTATGTGCCAAAGGTAAAGCCGCCGCTAAAAGAAAATTTAAAGTATACCCAAGTGCTTATGCTAATATGTATGCTTCTGGTGTTTGTTCTGGTAGGATCAAACCAAAGTCTGCTAAGAAAAAAACTACCAAGCGAAAAAGGAAACGTGCATGAGCCTTCGTAAATGGGTTGGTGAGAAATGGGTTGATATTGGTGCTCCAAAGAAGAATGGTAAATATCAACCTTGTGGTAGAAGTAAAGGTTCAAAACGTAAGTATCCTAAATGTGTACCAATAGCCAAAGCAAGAAAGATGACTAAATCACAAATACGTTCAGCAGTAAAAAGAAAAAGAGCAGTCAAACAAGGTGTTGGTGGAAAGCCAACTAATGTAGCAACATTTAAAAAAAGGAAAGGAAAGAAACGTGGGTAAAGGAATGAAACATTATTTTAGAGATGGTAAACTGCACAAAGGTGCTACTCATAAAATGCCAAATGGTAAATTACATTCTGGTAAAACACACACCAAAACAAGTAAACCATTATTTCATATGAAAGAATTATCTAAGACTGCACAAAAGAAAGCGAAAGCAAATGCCTAAGACACCAGCATGGCAACGCAAAGAAGGTAAAAATCCTAGTGGTGGATTAAATGCAAAAGGTCGTGCTAGTTACAACAAAGGTCGTACTAAGACTGGTAAGAAAAGAAATCTTAAAGCACCATCAAAAAAAGTTGGCAATAAAAGAAGAGCAAGTTTTTGTGCAAGGATGAAAGGTATGAAGAAGAAACTAACTGGTGCAAAGAAACGTAATGATCCTAATTCAAGAATCAATAAAGCACTTCGTGCCTGGAACTGTTAATGTATATAATTAATTACAAAATGTACTTTAGTAAAAGACCAGCAAAAGCAGAAGTAAAGAATAAATTGTTTGATTTGTTGCGTGATGATTTTACTTTGCGTACTTCTGAAGAAGAAGATGATTATGCTAAAAGAAAAGATATACAGGAGAAAAAATGTTTATAAGAGAATTGTCCTTTCAAGATTTATTAAGACTACGAAAGATTGTAAGAAACACACATTTAAAATTTTATCCACAAGCAGACTTAACTGATAAAGAAGTTGATAAATTTATTAACACACTTGGTCCAGATGTTGCTGGTAAAATGATTAAGTATGCTGTAGATAATAACCAAGTATGAAATTTACATACAAGCCAGATGGTGAGATCCTCAAAACTTTTATGAAAGATAATAGTTTTTTTCGAGGAATACGTGGACCAGTTGGTTCTGGTAAATCCGTAGCTTGTTGTATAGAAGTTTTTCGTAGAGCCTTAGCACAAAAAAAATCTCCAGATGGCATACGAAGAAGTCGTGTTGCTGTTGTGCGTAATACCAATCCTCAGTTACGCACCACAACAATGAAAACTTGGTTAGATTGGTTTCCTGAAAAAGACTTTGGTAAAATGAATTGGTCACCACCATATACACATAGAATTAAAATAGCTGATCTAGATTTAGAAGTCATTTTTTTGGCACTAGATAGACCAGAAGATGTAAAAAAATTATTATCTTTAGAACTAACATTCTTGTTTTTTAATGAAGCAAGAGAAATAGCAA